GGAACCCAACCTTTTTTACGAGTTTCTTGTTCACGGGTCTCTAATTTGCGTGAGGTTTTTTGTTTATTATCTGTATTCATATAACTACGCCTCCTTCACGTGTTTTGCGTACTCTTCGAGTGGCACACCTAGTTTTTTTGCTATTGCAACTTGTGAGGGTGTGAGTCTCACTACTTTGCGTCCAGACTTAGTCGATCGAACAGCAGAAGCAACGGCTTGGACGGGTTTTCCATTACTACTATTTTCCTCTACTTTACTATCTTTAAAGCGATGTGGAAACTCTTTTTTTATTCTTTTATCAATTTCTTCATAATATTCATCAGATTTAGGATCAAAACCTTCTTGCTCTGTTAATTGTTGATGAAGTCCATAAGCAGCATAGGTCATAATTTGATCTTCTCCAAACCATGAATTATCTTCAGCCCATTTAATAGCTTTAGGATCTGGTTGTGGTTTAGGTTGAGGGGGAGGAGATTGAGAAATTGGAGTTTCTTTTGATTCTTTATCTTTATCCAATTTTAATTTTTCTCTACGAACTCTATCTTCCTCTTGAGTTAAAGCTGCAATCTCACGTTGATAGTCAACTTGTTTATCAACATCTCCATTTGAAATAGCATTTTTTAAATTATTTTTAGCTGCATCAATTTGAGCCGTAACTCTAGTAGATAAATCTTCAATATATGCTTTATCATTTGAAGTAGAACGAGTATTTAATTTTTTATTTTCTTCGTTAACTTTTTTAGCATATTCTATAGCAGCCTGTTCTCTACGTTCTGACTCCCGCATCTTACGAGTAAGTTTATCAATACGTCTTTTAACAGTTGCACTATACTCTTCTAGTTCATCTTCTTTTTTTGGTTCATCTTCTTTTTTGTCTTCTTCTTGAACCTCGACAGTTGGTTCTTCTTTAGAAATTTCTCTAACATTACTTTCTTTTACTTCTACTTCTTCTTTTGTTTCTTCATCTTTCAATGTCACTTCAACATCATTTCCGGAAGTGTCTAATGGAACTAATTTTTCTTCAGCCATATTAATCTCCTAAAATAAACTTGCTGGCAATATATCTTTCGGGTGATCAATGACAGCCAGTATTTCATCATCGTTCACTATTCTCAGTTCTCCACCTTCTATACGAATTCGTGAACCCGCATATTTGGTAATAAGAACCCAGTCTCCTTCTTTGCACCAAGCTTTATTTGGAAATCTTTCCTTATCTTTATAAGCATCAGGGCCTACTCTTAAAACTTTACAAACATTAGTAGCTACTTGTGCTTCAGCTACTGTTTCATCAGTTAAATGTAAGCCGGCTTTTGTCTTTTTTTCTAACAACAAAGGAAATAAAACAATTCTAAAACCCGTAGGTTCTGGAACTTTTTCTATTTCTTTTTTTGTTTTATAAGGTTTTTCGTTGATATCTATAATATCAGCGCTCGTGGTTTTTATTTTTGGTTTCGTCATAATGCTCCTGTTTTTTTAGCAGGTCCGTGAGTTCCTGTACTATTTCGTTATATGCATGTAATTTTCCAAGAATATATTTATATTCCTCAAAATCTTTTACACCCTTGCTTATAACGTCATTAACTTGCTGTTGTCTAGTTTTTATTATTTTTTTTAAGTAATCAACAATTGTTATTATATCCATTAACTACTCTCTAGATCAAGTGCTATTTTAAGAGTCTCTTTCACTCTTCGTGTCCAGCCTTTACCAAAGGTTTCAAATGTAGGTAATTCCTCATAATACTTCTGCCTATTATTTTGATAATGTTCAATAATGTGCTTGACTGTAAACTTGTTAACATACTCATCTACTTTTGCTAAAGTCATGGGGCCAATTCCTCCATCTGCTTTAGTTATTACTAAGGTTTGAAGATACTTTGCAGCACGTCCTGGACCGGCGTTAACACCAAAATCAAAGACACATAGATCTAAACCAGAAGGTAAATCATCACATTTCAATTTATCCCAGTAATTCTTTTTATAAATAGGAGCAACATCTTCAAAAGTTAATTCCTTCATATCTTTTGTTCCTCCCCACTCTTCATATACTCTTTTAGTTACACCTAGATTTGTTTCTCCTCCTGGATCTTCGGGATGATTTACATACCCGCCTTCGTGGTGAAGAATAATATCTAAGCATTTGTCATAATTTTTATTCATAGGATCCTTTCTTGTTAAAGTCCAACCATATCGCTTACTATAAACGGCAAAAACATTATTGATGGCCTCATCAGCCGCCATATATTTTTGTTCGTGGTCTTTTACTTTTGAGCATTCGCCCAAAACCTCTTGGCGTTATTTTAATAAATCCCCCATCTTTATAATTTTTAGCCCAACGTTTTGCTATTTCGGGTTCATTAGCAAATAAGTATTTTTTTTGTTTCTCTGATTTAAAAGGCATTATTTTTTCTTACGTAGTTTTGCTAATGTTTTTGCAAATCTAGCTCGTTGCCCTAACTTTCCTTTTGCTTTTGCAGCTTTGTCTAATTGTTTCTTGGAAATCTTTTTTCCCTTTTTAACACCAAGTGATTTGCGTAATGCACCTGGTTTCTTAATTGCTTTTTTTATATCTAATTTCTTTGCCATTATTTTTTCTTAATTAATCCCATTGCACCTTTTCCAGCCTTGATGCCGAAGCTAGCTGAGCAGGCGATATATAATAAATGTTTATAATAATCCGG